GGCGCTTGATAAGGTATCGGCGGTGCTCTAATGGCACGCAAACCCGTAATTCTTCGATTCCTTGGAGACACTAAACACCTCTCCAAAGCCTTCTATAAGGCTGGTGGAGAAGCTCAGACGTTCGGCGCGAAAGTCAGCAAGGTAGGACTAGGCGTCGCGGCTGGAGTCGGCGCTATGGCCGCCGGTGCCGCGCTTGGACTCACAAAACTAGGTGGCGATTTCCAGGCCGCATACGCCAACATCCGTACAACGACTGGCAAAACAGGCGACGAACTCAAGAGCCTGGAAAATTCGTTTAAGAATGTTCTTGGCCAGACCCCGGCCGGAATGGGCGACGTTTCGGGCGCCATCGCGACCATCAATCAGCAGCTTGGCCTCACTGGAAAGCCGCTGGAATCGTTCGCGCTTGACATGATCCGACTCGGACGACTTACAAAAACGGATGTAAAAGACAATCTGAAGTCGGTAACGTCGGTGTTGAATAACTGGGCTATTCCTGCCGGCAAAGCCAGTGACACGACTAACCTTCTTTTTCGGGCTTCGCAAAAGTCCGGCGTTGGCGTTGGCCAACTTGCCGATCAGCTCGCAGCGAGCGGAACACAATTCCGGGCGCTTGGACTTAGCGTTACCGACTCAGCTGCCCTACTTGGATTGCTTGGCAAACAAGGACTTAGCGCCGCGGACGTAATGCCAGCACTCAGCAAGTCGCTCGCCAAGTCGGCGAAAGAAGGCAAACCCGCCGCCGACGCGTTTAAACAATCATTTTCGGCTATCGCGCTTGCTCCCGATGCAACAAAAGCGGCGCAAATTGCCGTCGACAATTTCGGCACGCGAGCAGGACCGAAGCTCGCCGGGATGATCCGCGAAGGCAAGCTGTCGTGGCAGGATTTTAGCGACTCGATCACCGAGGGAGACACGCTTTCCCAGGCCGCGAAAGATACGGCAACATGGAAGGGCAAACTTGCGCTTCTGAAAAATCAAGTAGCGGTGACGCTAGAACCACTGGCAACACGCGTTTTTTCTGGGATCACGGACGCTATGTCGAAGGTGATGCCGTATCTTAAGAAGTTTGGCGACTGGTTCAACGAGAACAAGGACACGCTAAAGCCGTACGCGATTGCTCTCGGCATTGTTGCCGGTGTGCTCGTCGTTGTTGCGGCAGCTACGGCGGCATGGAACGCCGTACTCGCAATCAATCCCATTACGCTAATTATTGTCGCTATCGGTGCGCTCGTCGCAGGCATCATTTACGCCTACCAACACTTTGACGGATTCCGCAACGTCCTAGACACGATCGGACGATGGTTTCGGGACACACTTTGGCCATTGTTCAAGAAAATCGGCGGATGGATCGCGAAGAACTTTCCTACATGGCGCGACATTATCGTTAACGTCTTCCAGCAAGCTTGGGATCATCTGAAACCAATCTGGAACGGCATCGTCCAGTATGTGCGCGGCGCAATGGACGCAATTCAAGGCATTATCAAAGTCGTCATGGGGATTATTCATGGCGACTGGTCCGAAATCTGGGACGGAATCAAGCAGTACCTTGGCGGAGTGTGGGAAGCAATAAAGGGCATCGTCTCCGCCGGGCTTGGCTACCTCTCCGCAATTTGGAACGCGTTCGCATCCGTCGGCGGCTTTGCTTGGGACTGGCTCTCTGACGGACTTGTCAGCGTATGGAACTTCATTCTTCGCACCATCGGTTCGGGCGTAAACCTGGCAATTGATGTTCTCAACGGGTTGATTGATGCCGCAAACTTGATTCCAGGTGTCGATATCAGTCACATTAAGCATGTGAGCTGGGGGCAGGTGTCGGGAGGCGCTGCCAGCGCTACCCCGACAGCGGCGCGAGGCGGTGGCGTGCGCGCTATGGCAACTGGCGGCATCGTCACTAGACCGACGGTTGCGCTGATTGGCGAAGCAGGACCAGAAGCCGTAATCCCCCTCCGCAAAATGAACAGTGGCGGGAACGTCTACCACCTGACCGTCAACGCGCTTGATCCGCGCAGCGCGGCTACCGCTGTCGTTGACGCACTCAAAAGTTACGAGCGTACGCGCGGCCCGGTCCCAATCAGAACTAGGACAGCATGAGCGATACCCAGTTCCCCACATCAACGGATGCTCCGGTAGCTGAAGCGACTCTCGCAGCGTCAACACTCGCAGCGGTTGACGCTGGCTCTACAAAGCATTCCGGGTGGATGCGCCGTATCGACACGGCCGTACTTGCGTTGCAGACAAAAGTCGGCGTAGATAATTCGGCCGACACGTCGTCGCTGGACTACAAAATCAGCCAGTTGTCGTCATTTGCTCAGGACGTACGCGAATCGGTGCGAGTCGCTACGACAGCATCCATCACACTGTCTGGTACGCAGACGATCGACGGCGTGTCGGTCGTCGCGGGCGACCGAGTGCTCGTCAAGAATCAAGCAACCGGTAGCACGAACGGTATCTATGTCGTGTCGTCGAGCGCATGGACACGTGCCACCGACGCTGACAGCTCGGCAGAAGTGACGCCCGGACTCCTTGTCTTTGTGACTTCAGGAACTGCCAACGGGTCAACCGGTTGGATTTTGACGACGCCCGCGCCGATCACGCTCGGGACTACCGCGCTGACGTTCCAGCAGTTTGCGGGTGTGCAGAACCCGCTTCCGATCGCTAAGGGTGGCACGGGCGCACAGACGCAGACCGCAGCGTTCGATGCGCTCGCGCCGTCGACGACCAAGGGCGACCTGTTGGTGCGTGGTGCGTCTGCGAACGTGCGTCTTCCGGTTGGTACTAACGGGCAGATTCTGACGGCTGATAGTTCGCAGGCGACTGGTGTCAGATGGGCGGCGGCTGGTTCTAACGCATGGTCTGCAGTGCCGGCGTGGGTCGCGCCGTATGGTGCGAGCTCAACTTATTCGGATCACGCGAGCTATACGTGCGTTGCGACTGGTCCGACCGACTCGACGGGCGTTGCGACGGATAGCGCGGCGATTCGTGCGCTTGCCGCGCTTGGGCCGGTCATTTTTGCACCGGGCACCGTCTATCTGAACACGACGACGTCTAACGGGATTCGTGCGGGACTGTTCGTCTATCCGGGTAAACCTGTATCTGCGTTGATTCCACGACAAACAACGTTGGCCTTCGCTAACTCGGTTGTCACCGGACGAACGTCTCAAGACAACTTCTCTGTGATCGCTAATGCGAGCGCTGGTACTAACACGATTGACGACGGAATCGCTATTACCGGGCTTGTTATTGATGCACGCGCCGCGAACCAGGGAACGGGCAGTTACGACGTCTTTTGTGGTGCGTCGTTCCTGAGCGTCTCGCGGCTGACTGTCCGCGACTGTGTATTCAAGAACGCGCGTGGGACGTCGTCAAGCACTCCGAATCCGACTACGGGCCCGATTGAAAAATGGAATTTGCAAGTAAACCAATGCAAGTGGGTAAACGTCTCGGACGTTGAGACGTTCAGCGACGACAAGGCAACCTACGGTGCTACTGGCGTCGGCTTGCAATATTGCGACGTGGCAACCATGTCGCGTATTACGTCGCACGACAACAAGTACCACGGCATGAACTGCCACGGGTCCGATAACGCGACCTACACCGACTGTTCCACCTATCTCAACGGCGGATCTGGGTCACAATGCGAAAACTCGCGCGACATTCATTACGAGCAATGCACATTCGGCGGATTGACTCAACACGTCAAGACGACACATGACACGCCCGTAAACTCCACACGCGGCAACACGTCGCACGGGCTCGTCGTCCAAGGCTCGGAAAGCATCGTCGTTACTAACTCGACGTTTTCTGGCAACGCCAACAATTTGCACGTAGATGGAGATATCACCGCGACGGACAGCACCGGCCTATCCCATTCGCTTCTCGTCGTCAACTGTGTTCTTCGCAACGCATCCACGTACAACGTCAACCTCATCAATAACGCAAGTCTTCGTACGAAGCTCGTAAACTGTCGGATGACTAACGCGGGAACGCGCGACTTGTACGTCTCCGATGACATGAACGGAACAAATAATCCTGTAAGGCCCGGTACGTTTGATCTGTCAGGCAAGACGGGCGGCATTATTCCGCTTACGAAACTTCCGACGATTCCTACGGCTGGGCAGTCGTACACGAATCAGTTTCCGTTTGCAATGGCTGTTACCGTGTCAGGCGGCAACAATGTGGCACTAACCGTGGATGGCGTTGTTACCGGTTCGGCCACATTTGCGATTGTCGAGCCCGGCAGCACAATTGGACTCGGGTCCTATTCTGGCGCACCTTCTTGGACTTGGACGGTTCTCTAATGGCTCTCACTCGACCAGCTGCCACCGACACTCTCGCGTCGCCAGCGCTTGACCTTGTCTTGTCCGAATATGCGGACGCTATCGAAGCCCTGGAGGCGCACCAGGTCACGAAACGCGTCACGGCGGCGCTCTCGTCTGCAATGTCCGGGAACAGCAAAGTGTTCAACACGGCCGGCGCAGATCTGAATACGCGTTTTCTGTTTGCCTTTCCAGTAGCTCCGACTCGTTTCCGGTTGCGGATGCGGAACTATTCGGCATTGAACGATACGGCCGGAACTGGCACGGCGACTGTGACCGCGTTTCACGGAACGCCGGCTACACCGGACTCGTCGTTCGCTTATCGGTGGAAGGGTGCGTTTGCCGCTAGTCCGACGCAAATTACGTTCGGCGGGAATACGTCGGGCACGTTGTCGGCTGGCGACGAACTGACGTCGGACTGGATCACGAACACGACCTATACGACTGGACAGCCCGTCGTATTCTCGATCGGTTACGCGTCGATCTATAACGTGCTTACTGCGGCTGGTTCGGACTCCTGCGGAGGCGTCTCGCTTTACGCGTCGGGAGCTGCGGCCAATGCCAACGCACTGACGATCACGGGTCCCAACGCATTGGTCTACGTCGATACGCGGATTGAGTACGAATACTCGACTGATTTTCTCGCGAACGGCAACGTTCGTAACCCTGTTGTCTTGTTTGTCGGCGACAGCATCACTGCTGGGCACTTGCAGTCGGACTACTCGACGTCCGGACCATGGAACTACAAGATTGACACGTTTCCCGAGCAGGTCGGACTGCGAGCCAACTACGGGATTGTGAACGCGGGTGTGGGCCAGTCGCGTATTAGGCAGTCGCCCATTTCTGGCACTACTTCCGGGTGGGATCAAGTGACAAGCGCCGCGCATGTGTTTTTGTCGCGTTTTGATTTGAGCACAACTGTTCCCGACGCTGCGGTAGTGATGCTCGGCACAAACGATTGTGGCGCGGGGACTCCACAGACCTACACAAACATTATTTCTAGCTACTCGACCGTGATTAGCAATCTACGAAGTCTCGGCATCGCGCGCATCTACTTGTGCACAATCCCTCCCGGCGGTCGTGGGCTTCCGTTGTCATTGACAGGCAACGCGAACAACAACTCGAAGACAATTACGAATCTGTCATCGACACGTACTCTTACGATTGGGATGCCAGTTACGGGAACAGGGATCGGGACCGGTTCAATTGTTGACGCGATCCTGTCGGACACGTCCGTGTCCGTAAGCGTCTCGACGACAGCACCAATTACGGGCGGCGCGCTTTCGTTTGGTTCTGCGTCTCCTGATTATGCGACGGATGCCGCCGAAACGTTGCGGCAACAGCTCAATACCTGGATTCGGACCAAGCCCGGCAACGCCACATCCGTATACGATGTGGCAAGCGTCCTGGAATCGTCGCTACCTGGCATCGCAGACGCCCGATACCTTCCGTACTATCCGCACCCGTCACTTGCAGGGTTCGCGCGGATCGCAGACACAATCCGAGTATGACGACATACCGCGATCCGGCGACGCTATACCGTTCCGCGACGACGTATCGCGGAACTACAGCAGTAGTCGGCACCGGTCTGCCGACCGACGCAACGGAACCGACGGACACCCGATGGTTTACCGTCGACGGCGACAGCGTCTACCCGAGCTTCCCAGACGTCCGTATCGCGCTCGCGTTCGGTATCTCACCGTTCGATTCTCAGATCGCGACTACGCCCGGTATCTGGACTGACATTACGCACCACGTACACGCGCCAACTGGAGTCCGGATCAGTCGCGGACGATCCACGGAATATGACGGACCGCAACCAGGCGAGTGCACGTTCACAATCCGGGATCTAGACCGTTCATTCGATCCGTTGAACGGCGACAGCATCTACACAGGCCACCTAACTCCTAGAACGCCGGTACGCGTCACCGCCACGTATGACGGCATCGACTACCAGCTATTTACCGGATTTGTCGAAGGATTCCCGCAAAACTACGACGTTGCCGACCGTGTAACGATGGTGGACGTTGTCGCGCATGACATGCTGTCGCTGATTGCGGGTGCTCGATGGCTGCCAGCCCGGCCAGCAATCGCAGATGACCAGATGCTTGGCATCACCGACTACTACAACCGGTTGTCTGGAACGGTGCCGGAACTGGACGAAATCCGGTCGGGTGCACGTGTCTCGGAACTTCTTGACGTGCTCGGTGTGCCGTCCGTGATGGTGGACGTGGACGACGGACAGACCGTCCTTCGTGGCGGCCCAGTGAGCGAAGACAGCATTTACGCGCACCTCGCAAACATCGTTGCAACCGAGCTCGGCACCATTTACGTCAAGGGCGACGGGACAATCCGGTACGGCGAGCGCACCTATCTTGCCGAAGAACCTGCGGCGCTCTGGCTTGACTCTGAAGGATGGGCAATCGCCTATCAGTCGCTTACGCTCGATCCGTTCGCACTTCAGGACATGAAAAACGAAGTTACGCGCGGGAACGGCATTTTTGATCCAGTCACGGCAAAGAATACGGTTAGTGCGACGACTTACGGGACTTTGTCGGACGAGCGTACGGATTTGCTGTTCGCGTCGCCTGGCGACGCGAAAGACCAGGCGCAATATCTTGTCAGTATGTATGCCGATCCGCGGCCACGAATCCGCACAATGTCGGTAAAGCCGCAACGGTGGCCTCGTTATCTCTGGCCGGGCGTGCTCGGATGGGACCTAACTGAACGTTTCGTCGTCGGCCGTATACCGCTCGGCGTTGGCGCACCTTTCGTGCAGACAGTCGGCGTCGCGAGGATTGAACACGAATTTACGTCCACGGACTGGACGACCACCTACACGCTGATTCAGCCAGACACGTCGCCGTACGCACGATGCGATAGCGAAGTGACGGGACGCGCAGACGACGGAAACGTCGCCGCTTACTAGAATGAGGAAATATGAGCACACGAACTGCTAAAGAATTCGCGGCACTGGAAGTGATGACCGCCGCAAACCTGAACAAGGCCGCCGGCGGCTGGATCGGTTACGCCGCGAACAGCTCGGACCAGTCCGGTATTACAACAACTACCGACGTATCTAACGCGACGGTAACCGTGACGTGTGGTACGGCTCGACTTCTTCTGATTATCGCTACCGCAACAGTCACTGTCTCTGGCACTGTCAACGACTGGCTCGGAACGATCCTGCAAGACGGGAACATTATTGGCCGCTGGGCCCGCGTCACCGGCATGAGTAACGGCAACGTTGAGCAGTGCACTGGGTTTGCAATCGCGACACCATCTGCCGGAACACATATTTACAAGATGCAGGCGGGTGTGACTAACGGCGGTGGTTCTATCGAAGTGTCGGGCACGTCGCCCGCACAGGCAAAATTGCTCGTTATTGACCTGGGCGCAAGCGCCTAACACTAGGAGTCATTATGGCTAGCGCCGTTTACCCTAAGGCTAAGGAATCGTTTCTCGGCCAGAACCCGTCTATTGACCTGGATACGGACACGATTCGCGTACGGCTTGTCAACATTACGACCGACTACACGTATTCGTCTTCGCACCAGTACATTTCGTCAGTCACGGCGTACGCCGGTACGACGGACGCGACGCTCGGCTCCAAGACGATCACGTCGGGCGTCTTTGACGCTGCGGACGCACAATGGACCGCCGTCGCGATCAGTGGTACCAAGACGATCGGCGCATGCGTTATCTATAAGGACACGTTGACCGCTTCGACGTCGCCTGTTATCGCCTACATCGAGTTCACGGCCATCACCCCGAACAGCGGAAATATTACGGTCGCTTGGGATAACGGCGGAAACGGCATCTTCGCGCTCGTATGATTGTCGTTAGCGAACTACTCGCCACTGAAATCGCAACACGAATTCCGGCCGCACTCGCAGCCGTTGAGCACGACGCCGCCGACCCCGACTGGCGTTGCATCCCTACTGGGATCACTCTTCCGAGCGTTGACGAACTGCAACGCGTCGCCGATGATGCAGTTGAACGAATCGTGTTGTTGGAAGACGGCCCGACGATCGTTGGTCTGTGTACCGTCGCAGCGGATGGCCGGCTCCGCTGGATGATTCTTGACACGTCGAATTTCTATAACTTGCTGGAACCGTTGGGCGACTGGATCGTTGAGCATGTCGGCGTGCAACCGGGGGGCGTGGTCGGAGGCGAAAACCAACGACTCGCAACGATGGACGCACACCCGCGCGTGTTGATCGAATCGCAGACAGACAACGACGGCGTAATTTCTACGGTTGTCCGGTGGGTCTAAATGTCGACGTTTACCGGGTCCGTCTCAGCGTCAGCTAGGGACGCACAACAACAGGCGGTAGGCAACGCTGCCACAATCAACGATGGCGCGCTCCAGTCGGCGGCACGCGCATATTGGGGAATCGCGTTTACGTCGGTAACGATTCCTCAGGGTTCGTTTATTGGCGGCGCATGGATCTCGATTTATGGCGTCACGAAGTACCCGAGCGTCAATACAACAATTTATGGTGAAGCCGCAAACAATGCTGCGGCATATGCGGCGACGTCTAACAATCTTTCGAACAGGACGCGCACGACAGCTAATGTCGCATGGACAAAGACGGTAGCAGCCGACGGATTCCAACAGACGCCGGATGTCCGTGCCGTTGTACAAGAGATTGTTAGTCGCGCGTCGTTTGCGTCCGGCAACGCGTTATCGACTATCTGGCTGAACAACACCAGTAGCCCAGGTTTTAGCGCGTATACGTTCGACGCGTCTAATGGCAATCAGGCCACTATTAGCATTGACTATTACTCTGGTCAGGGCGGCTTGCCGTCTGCCGTCAGCGTTACTACGACTGTCGGTACGCCGACCGCCACCAGTAGTTATACGGCGTCAGTTAGCGCAGTAGCGGTAACGGCGACGGTTGGTGCGCCGACCGTATCGTCGTCGCTCACTGTCTCGGTGACGTCAATTACTGTCGGCGTCACGACTGGTGTTCCGAGCTGGTCAAGCGAACTGACGCGCTCGACATCATCGGTCATAGTTGGTGCCACGATTGGGACGGCTACGGCCGTCAATCTTGAGCAAACCGTAACGACTACAAGCGTTGCCGCTGCTGTCGTCGTCGGGCCCGTCGTCGCAACGTCAACAATCTCCGCAACCGTTGCGGCGGTAACTGCTGCGTTTCAGGTCGGACGCGCACACATCTACTATCTCGTATCTCCAGGAAACGTAAACTGGACTGCACGCGACATTGCTCGACGGACACGCGCACTTGACCCCGAGACGCGCTACACCGCTGAGCAGGTCGCCGCACGATGGACAGCCGGAAAGGTCAAGAAATGAACGACCCGATTAGTTCCCAGTCCGTCGAGTATCTCCTACTCCCAGTGATCGCAACAAAGAACGGCGCGACTTATGCGCCGACCGGCGACACGGTGCAAGCGGCCCTAGTCCCGTCTGGCGATACTGTCAGCGATTCCGATTTCGTGTCGGCGTCATGGGAACCGAATACGACAAGCGTACGGGTGCTTGTCGGGCCCGGTACGACGGTCGGGACGCTTGCTATCGGATTTTACGACGTCTATTCGCGTATTTACGACAATCCGGAAACGCCCGTACTATTCCACGGAACCGTGCAGGTCGTCTGATGGTAGCAACGGTCGGTATTGATAGAAACGGTAACCGTTGGCATCTTGCACCATGCCTCGTCGCGCTAGTGAGAGACGCGGACGCAGTCGCACCTAACCGGGTACGAGTTTCGGATGGGACGATCGGCGATCAATACCACGCCGCGCGTACTTCCGACCATAACCCGGACAGCACGGGCGTCGTCTCTGCGCTCGACCTGACACACGATCCGGTGCACGGTTTCGACACGTGGAAGATCGCGCGCATGATTGCCGCAGCAATTGAAGACGGCGAAGAAAAGCGCGTCAAATATCTTATTAGCGGCGATCCGACCCGGCGCGGCGACCTGATTTTCCATAACGTCGGCCCGCACTGGCAGTGGGACCCATCACCGTACACGAACGGGACGCACGTCGGTCATCACTTGCACGTCTCGGTCGTTGCCGATGCGACGCAACGTTCCAACATCCAACAATGGCCGATCTACCAACCGGCCGCGATCACACCTCCGGAGGCTGACCAAGTGTTCCTTATCCAACGCGGTACAGGTGGCGCAATCGCCGCAACAAACTTCATTACCAAGCGTGCACTTGGGCCGTCTCAGCTTGCAGCGTTCCGCACCGCGTATGCAGCGGCTGAAGGCGCACAGCCTCCTGTCACTGTCGTCACTGCCGAAGTGTTCGACGCTATCCCGAGTTAGACGCGTGGACGTCGAGACGCACCTAGCGCAGTACGCCGCCATTCTTGCGGGTGGCGCAACATTCGCCGGGTTCATCCGATGGTTGATCGTCGCCGCACTGACTCCACGACTCGCAGAGCTTCATAAACGCATTGACGATCATATGACCGTAGAAGAACGCGAAGCAGCAGAGCAACGCGCGTTGCACGTTGAGCTTGCGGCACATTTGAAGCACACTAGCGAGTTCGTGAAACGACTAGACGAAGTTGTGCATCGCGTTGATGAACGAACCGCGCGTAACGAATCGCAGCTCGCATGGATTCTCGGAAAGATGGAACAGCCACAATGAACCGCACGCAAACCTTTGTTAGCGCCCTCGTCCTCGTTGTCGCTGGCGTCGTCCTCTTTTTGACTGGCCATGAATCGGCCGGAAGTCTTGCGCTCGGTGCCGCTATCGGGACGTTGACGCCTTCGGACCCGCGTTCCGTCTGACATGGTCGGACGGCCGTTATTCCGGTGCGATTCGTGCGGCGATGTATCGCGCATCGTCCGCGAATCGGTCCGGATCATGCCTCAACTTGGCCAGATCCGATTTAGACCGGCGTGCGGATGTATCCACGTACGCGCGTTTCCGGCACGGATCATGGAACGACTTGTAGCGCTGGCGAACGACGGTCATACGCAAATACACGACGTTGCGCCGCCAATTATCGAGCATTACGACGCGCCACGTATCACGGTTGCGGAAGCGTTGGAAGCCGCGGAGGATTTCGACAGATGGTTCGCCCTGCAAATGTGCGACGCGCTCTAGTCGTCGCAATAACGGCAACGGTCATTGTCCGGGCATGGTCGCAATCAGTTGACCGTGCGCTACGCACGATCGGGAAATCATGAGACGTTGCGCTATCTGCTCGCTTCCGTTTGTGGAGGAAGTCGTAGCGCGTCGACGCGCTGGATCGTCTCCTAACGAGCTCATCGCATGGATTCACCAGCAAGGCCATACGGACGTTACGAAAGCGAATCTGGATTACTGCCTCCGGTCGGCTCGGCATCATGGACTTATGCCGCCGTTGCAACCATCAGGTGCACCGCTTGATCCGCAAACCCAGTTGGCGCGCATGTTGGAAGACGCGGGGCTTGATGCCGACCTAGCGACTCGCGCTAAACGGATCACGATTCGTGGACCGCGCAACTGGCAAGGTTTCATAAAGAATGACGAAGGCGACGCCGAGACGGTCGACCTTGCCGCCAGCGCGTCGGTGTCAATCACGCTGGCGCCCGAGTGGGATGGCCCGGCATGGGTACCGGTCCAACCGGCACAACGCGTCACCGTGAAGGTCGGCCAGTTACCAAAAATCAATCGCGAGCATCGGACGGCAGTCATTCTGCCGGACATCCAGTTCGGGTGGCGACGAATCGACGGACGCTTAGAGCCGTTTCACGATCCGCAGGCTCTCGCGATCGCTACTGAGATTGTTAGACGTATCCGACCGGATGTCGTGGTACTGCTGGGCGACACGCTGGATCTTGTCGAGCAGTCGCGCTACGCGGACGCGTCGCACCCGAGTTTTGCGCAGACGACGCAAGCCGCAATAGATAGCGCGCACGAATTTTTGGCGTCAGTGGCAGCGCTCGCTAACGGTCCGGTTGTTTGGATCGAAGGCAACCACGATCGGCGCATGGAAGCCGCAATCCTTAGAGATGCACGCGCAGCTCACGGACTGCGACCGGCGGGCACGAAACCCGAATCCTGGCCGGTACTGTCGATCCCGCATCTTCTCAGACTGGACGAGCTCGAAGTCCAATACTTGTCCGGATACCCGGCCGTCATTTACTGGCTTCCTGATTCTGACATTGCATGTTTACATGGCGAGAAGGTGCGTAGCAACGGATCGACCGCCGCTGCAATTGTTGATGACGAAGCAGACGCCGCCGCCGTCATCTTCGGGCACGTTCACCGCCGAGAACTCCAGGCCAGAACAAAACGCGGCCGCCATGGTGCCCGCACGACTGTCGCCGCGACACCTGGTTGTCTCTGCCGTGTTGACGGCGCCGTACCATCCATGCATGGCGGCACCGACGTATTCGGACGGCCGATCGCACGACCCGAGAACTGGCAGCAGGGACTTGCCGTCGTCGACTGGGTCCCCGGGACACGTGACCATGCGCTTGACCTTGTCGCAATCAACGAAGGACGGGCATTCTTCCGTGGAGACTGGTTCACCGCGTGAACCTGGACGATCGTATGCCGCGGCTCGTCGTGGTCACATGTCGTCCGATCGGTGCCGGCTGGACTCTGGAAGTTGACCACGGAGAAGACGTCGATATCTGGTGTGTGCGTGCATATTTAGAGGCGGCGTTAGCGATCGTGGATGAGCAGCTCGGAAGGCTTGAGGATGACGACTGAACAAGTGATCGCGTTAGCGCGTCGAGCCGCTGACGAAGTCCGAGCGGGTCGGCGCGCGAAACTGCCGCCGATGACCGAACACGATTCGCGCAGGGTCACGGCGGCAGTACGTCGCATCTTGTCCGGTTGGGAACCGATCGAGTCGCCAGACTAGGCGAGCTCGCAGTCGTGGTCGGCTTCGCGAAGTCCACATGCGCCACATGCCTTGATCATCCGGTCGCCTTCGGGCCATGCCCAGACGGTTACCGACCATTCCGAGTGTTGGACGTCGGTCACTTTGACTCCACAACCGTAGGCGTCGTCCCACAGCACCTCGGCGATGAGCAGTTCGCGGTCGAAACCGTATTCGGCGACGTCAAGCACTCGACAGTCCGGGCCGAACGATTCGCCGTCCAAGAGGTAGTAGGCGATCGTTTCCAGTTCTTCGCGATCGGTCATCGTCATCTCGACAGTCATTCTGACTCCTTGGGGTTGGTGGCGGGCCGTTCCCGCTCACATCCGTATTACAACATGGCCGGGAGCGTATGTCAACAACTTTTTGGAGATTTGTTGCGGCCCATCCCCACCGAATGAGCCGCAACGAATCAACGCGCGCCCGGGCCCGACCATTCCACCGACTCGTCATCCCAGATTGTCACAGAGACAGCCGGGACGAGCCGTCCACACCACGGCCAATCCTCTCGGACTCGATCGACCGTCGTGATAATCCCGCGGCGCTCGTTCACGTTGTCCCACATGATCCGGTGTGACAACGACGGCCGTTCTTCCGGGTCCTGGACGTCTGGCGCGTGCGCCGCGCGCAACACCCACTGGTCGAGCGTCAGGAACGTAGCCAGGTCGTAGAGCAGCGTCCGGGCTTCGTCTACCAGGTCGAACGTGTCGGCCGCTTCTGGATCTGCGATCAGTTGCGCTGTCTCCTGTTCGTCGTCGGAGCTGATAACCGACCATCCTTGGAATTCGTGGTGTCGGAGTGATTCCCAGGTTTGCAAGCCGTTTCCGGCGTCAATGCCGAGCGTCCCGGAGGGGGGTCGGTCGCCTTGGACGACCGCTCGGATTTCGGACCAGGTGATCGTTTGTGCGTTCATTGTGTGTCCTTTTGGGGTAGGTGGCGGGCCGCCGGGTGCGGCCCGCCTGGTTGTTGTTCAGTGAGTCCGGGTAATTTTGTCGCAAAGCAGGGCGACCCCGTCGGCAAACGCCGAGGCGGTGTTCGCTCGGAGCTGCTGGTCGGTGATGTTGACGCCGAGCAGGTCGCGCGTCGTACGACGGTCGTTGAGCATTTCGACAAACGTCCCGAACAACAAATCGGTTGCGGCCTGGGCGATGCGCTGGGCGTCGGCGTCGGTCGTGATTTCGAACGCTGCGGAGAGTTGGGTGGCGAGCTCGGGGGCGATGGTGTCGATCAGGTTTTCGAGTTCGGTTGCGTTCATTGTGTGTCCTTTCGGGGTGGTTGGCGAGCCGTTCCCGCTCACATCCGTATTACACCATGGCCGGGAGCGTATGTCAACAACTTTTTAGCGATCTACCGGAAGATTTTTCGTCCGATGCATGGAGCATCCCATAAGCTCGCAGAAACTAGGCCCGTGCAGATGCCCGGCAGTCAACCGCCAGTCGTCCGGCAACCGTTCCAAAGTCCCGCAAAGTTCGCGTATAATGTTCATCGCGATCCTTAGGGGTAGGGATTCGGGGACCCGGCT